TGCTTCTTCAGACCTGTAGGGTGCTGGAGGTCTGTCGGGCACCCTAGCAGCCGCCGCCCATTTGCGCGCGAATCTTTTTTCGGGGATGATGCTGACCATGTCGAATCGCAAACCTGCCGAACGCCGTCAAGGTCGTGGCACATCTGACGTGGGCTTGGTCGCTGCTGTGTCGAGCGTGCCGATGCCGCAGGCTGATGCCGATTGGCGTGAGCCGACTGTCGAGCGGTGGGTCGCCTTTTGGCAGTCGGGGTTGTCGTCGCAGGTTGAGCCTTCGGATGTGCCTGCGCTGCGTCGACTCTTTTGGTTGTACGACGAAGTTGACCGAATCCGCGAAGCGCTGAATGAGACCGGAAGGGTGGTGGTCGGGTCGCAGGGTCAGCCGCGTCCGAACCCTCTTTACAAGCAGGTCTCTGAGTTTCAGTCTGAGGCTCGCCAGTTGGAGGACAGGTTTGGACTGTCGCCGCGTGCGCGGTTGCAACTTGGTATCGCGCTGGGTGCTGCCCATGCGAGTCTTGACGCGCTGAATGAGCGGCTGCAATCGAAGGTGATTGACAGCGATGACCTGTGGGATGACATTGCCTAGGAAGCGTCCGAAGTTTTCGCTTGGCGGCGATGTCGCCATGTTCATTGAGGCGTTCCTTGTCAGGGGTCCGGGAGATGTCGCAGGCCAGCCGTTTCGTCTGACGAATGAGGAGAAGCGGTTTCTCCTGTGGGCGTATGAAGTTGACGCTGATGGGAAGCGGACGGTGCGGCGTGCGCTGCGCGGTCTTCCAAAGGGTTCTGCAAAGACTGAGTTCGCTGCTGCGGTTGCGGTCGCTGAGATGGCAGGCCCGGTCGTGTTCTCGCATTGGGAGGACCGCGAGGGTCGCAAGGCCGCGCGTGGGATGCGACGGCATGACCCGTATGTAGTGGCGGCTGCGTCAACCTACGAACAGGCCGACCTTCTGTTCGGCGCTGCCCGTTCGATGATTGAGAACGGTCCGCTGAAGGACTTCTTCGACGTGTTCGACCGTGAGATTCAGTTGAAGAACGAATCGGGGGTCATGGTCCGGGTGCCTGCCGTTGCCGGTGCCAACGACGGTTTACGACCCACGTTCTGCGTGCACGATGAGGTGCATGAGTGGACCGGGAGCAAGCGGCGTGTGCATCTCGTCTTGGAGAACGGGTTGGCGAAGCGTGCAGGCGCATGGTCGCTGTCGATTACGACCGCTGGCAATCCGAAGGTCGAGTCGGTCGCACTCGCTCAGTATCAGTATGGGAAGCGTGTCGAGTCTGGCGAGTTTGAGGACGACAGTTTCCTGTTTGATTGGCGCGAGCCGAAGGTCAATCTTGACAGCCTTCAGGATGAGGACGTTCTGCGTGCGGTCGTGAAGCAGGCAAACCCGGAGCCGTGGAAGCGGATTGACGACCTTGTGGCACGGTTCCGTGAGATTCCTCTGCACGAGTTCTGCCGCTATCACCTGAACCTGTGGGTCGAGCCGGACGAAGAGCGCTGGTTGCCACCGGGCAGTTGGGACGAACTCGCGTCAGACCGGGTCGTCGAACCGTCCAAAGATGTCAAGATTGTGCTGGGGTTCGACGGTTCTTACTCCGGCGACTCCACGGCTCTCGTCGCGGCGACCGTCGAGGAACAGCCGCACCTTTGGTTGGTCGGCCTGTGGGAGCATCCCGGTGGGAACGTGCCGTGGCAAGTTGACATCGACGATGTCGAGGCTGCCGTGTTCAGAATGTTTGAGCAGTACCACGTTGTCGAGATGTCTGCGGACCCTCCATTTTGGTCGCAGCAACTTCAGCGGTGGGCCGAGCTATTTGGCGAGGACCGCGTCATCGCCTTCAATACGTTCGTCAGGAAGCGGATGGCGGCTGCGTGTTCGTCGTTCTATCAGGCGGTCACGCAAGAGGCGCTCACACACGACGGGTCTTCAGGGATGGCACGCCATTTGGATTCCGCAGTTCTGAAAGAGACGGCGCAAGGCGCGTACATCACCAAAGAGTCGAAGCAGTCACCCCGTAAGATTGACGCGGCAATCGCCTGTGTCATCAGTTACAACCGGGCCGCTTGGCATCATGCAAATCCGAAGCGTCCTGCCAACGTCGGAGTGTTCTCTCTATGATTCCCAGTTTGCTTCAGGCTATCGGTATCCTGACGGTTGCCGTCGGTGTCGGCTTTTGGTCGCTTCCGGCAGGCGTGGTCGTCGTGGGTCTAGGACTGCTGGCGTTCGGGCTGGCGGCTGAAAGGCGCGGTTGATGCTTGGCAGGCTCCTAGAGAACCGGGCAGGTTCCTTTCAGCAACTTTGGGGTAGCGCGGCAATCTTTGACCGTGGCACCGCGTCCGGCATCTCCATCACGCAGGACAAGTCGCTGGAGATTTCGACCATCTACGCGAGCGTCCGGCTCATCTCTGACACCATCTCGACGCTGCCGGTCGACCAGTTCATCCGCGAGGATGGGGCGCGTCGCCCTTACCGTCCGCGTGAGGAGTGGGTGCAGCGTCCGAACATGATGATGGACCGCACGACTTTTTGGCAGCAGGTCATCGTCTCGCTGCTCCTTGACGGGAACGCCTTCATCCACATTCTCCGTGACGAGCAGGGCGGCATCCTTGAACTTCACGTCCTGAACCCGAACGACGTGGAAGTCATGTCGGGCCGTCGCTACCGCATCCTCCATTCCAACATGACGCTAGACCGCGAAGAGATTCTGCACATCACGGAACTTCTCCTTCCCGGTCATCTGCGTGGCGTGTCGCGAATCGACAAGGCGAAGGAGTCGCTGGGTCTGTCGCAGGCGCTCACCGAGTTCTCCGCACGCTTCTTCGGGAATGGGGCGTATGCAGGCGGTGTCATTGAGTATCCGGGCGACCTGACTCCTGAGCAGCAGCAGATGCTGCGCGACTCGTGGGATGGCGCGCACCGTGGCGTTCACCGCTCTCACCGTCCTGCCGTCCTGTTCGGTGGCGCGAAATACACGCCGACGATGGTGAACCCGTCGGACTCGCAGTTGCTTGACGAGCGCAAGTTTGCGGTGCAGGAGATTGCGCGCATCTTCCGTGTGCCTCTGTTCATGCTGTCGGTGTCGGAGCCGGGTGCCGTTTCTTACGCTTCTGTCGAGCAGCAGATGCAATGGTTCGTGTCGACCACGATTCAGACTTACGCGCAGAAGTTGGAGACCGCGTTCTCGCAGCTCCTGACGCGACGCGACTCGTTCATCAAGTTCAACCTGAACTCGCTCGTCCGCGCTGACCTTCAGACGCGCACCGCCGCGTATTCGTCGGCGCTGTCTGCCGGGTGGATGTCGGTGAATGACGTGCGTGGGCTGGAAGACCTTCGCCCGGTCGAGGACGGCGACCAGTATCGGGTGCCGCTTCAGAATGTTCCGCTTACGGATGCTCCGGTTATCACGATTGCGGAGAAGGCGAAGGCGGCGCAGGCGCTTACGACCGCAGGGTTCACGGGCGATTCGATTGCGCGTCTTCTTGACCTGCCGCTGGAGCACACCGGGCAGGCTTCTGTTCAGGTGCAGCCGATGCCCGAAGGGGGTGCGTGATGGGTATTGTTTCTGGAAGGCAGACCATCGGAACAGCGGCGACTGCCGTCGACGGCACCAGCAGTCAGCCGTTCACGCTCATCATCCACAACGATGACAACAGCGCTGACATGTTCATCGGTGGTCCGACGGTCGGGACCGCTACCGGCCTCCATGTCAACAAGTTGGAGAACATTCAGTTGGAACTGAAGCCCGGTGACCAAGTTTTCGCAGTTTCGTCTTCGGCGACACACACAATCTCGTGGATGAAGATTGCGAACGACTGATGCCCTACTACATCTCTGATACGAACCCGGAGTGCTCCGGTTGGGCCGTCGAGAAGGAAGACGGCGAGGTCATGGGCTGTCACTCGACGAAGGAGGAGGCCATCGAGCAGATGGTTGCCATCTCCATCGCTGAGGACATGGAACCGGGTGGCGAGCGTGCGGAGCCGGACGAACTTGCAGAGGGCGACTTCGTCCGCTCTGAGGACCGGCAGGTTGA